ACTAGTGCAGCAACATTTACTGTTGCAGCAACTGTAGTTGTAGCCGCAGTTAAGAGTAATGGCGGATCAGGTTATAATGACGGTGATGTATTAACATTCAGTACAGGTTTTTCGCCATCATTGACTTTACGAGTTAATCGCCCAGGCGGTGGAACAGGTACACCTGATAACTTTACTATTGTTCAAGCAGGTCGCCGCACAAGTGCTAATCCAACTAACCCAGTGGCTTATGATAGTCGTACTGGTACAGGAAATGGTTGTACAGTTACATTGACATTTGGTGTTTACAGTTTTAGTCCAGTCGTAGTTCAAGGTGACTATACTGTAATGCCAAGTAACCCTGCTAGCTTTACAGGTGGAAGTGGTACAGGCGCAGCCGCGACTGTCGCTTTTGGTGTTAGTGGTATCGAAATCACAGAAAAAGGTTCTGGATATACATCAGTATCTGATGCCGCAATCACATTCAGTAGTGGTATAGCAAGCTATACTTCAGTATTAACTACTGACAGTGGTGCTCCTGGTTCAGAAACCAATCAAGAAAATGCTATTCTTGCATATGCTAAGACTACATCAGGTGGTACAAGCAAGCCTGCTGATATCATTAAGCAACGTGGTACAAAGCGTTTCAAAGTTAAGACAGCAGACGGTACAGCAATTTGTACATTGAAGTCTAGCGCAGTAAGTGCAGCTGGTGAAATGACTATTATTGCTACTGATAGCATCGGCGGCACATACTATGTGACCAAGATTGGTGCACGTAAATGTACAGTAACACAAGGTACCGGTCGTCAATTTGCTACAGATTCAAGTGTCCCGTATACATTTGGTGCAGCAGTATTGAATACTTCATTGTCAATGGCGAATGCTTAATTAATTTAAGCACAACAAAAAGGGTCTTAGGACCCTTTTTTTACCAACTCTTTTAATTTGTCTTGTACAACATCAAAGTTGATTGTGTTAAATAATCCCGGATGCATTGGCTTTGGATATTGTTCATAGTCTATCCAACTATATCCACTATGCTCATCATTGAGTATTGGAATAAATTCATTCTCTATTTTGCAAAAGAATGTATGATACACAAATTTGTTATTGATAAATTTTTGTATAGGTATAAGTTTAGAATCAGTAGGGAAGTAACCTATTTCTTCCATACATTCACGTGTAACACCATCTAGTAGTGTTTCACCTTCTTCAATTTTTCCACCTGGAATACCCCAATTACCTATGTTCTTAAGGTCATTGCGTAGTAAGTATAAAAATCTTTTAGTGTTTTGTGCGTAGAAGAAAACACCACCTGAAATATTCATCATACTATGATTTATCATAGATGACTATTACCATTAAATTACTATGTTGTAATCACCTTGGTCGTACCAGCCTTCAAAACTTTTTATCCAAGAGTTGTCTGTAAATCTATATTGAACGCCTGAAGTCAAGTTAGTAACATATTCTACTATAGTAGTTGCATTACTATCAAAACTAACTTGCCATAAATTAGTAGTACCATTATATTCAATGATATCATTAGATTTTGCTACAACTCCTCCCCAAATACTATAGTCTACACTAGCATTAGTGGCACTACCTATAGGTTCTACAATCAAATAACGCTGACCTGCTAATGCAGCAGGTAATCCATATCCCGGAGCCTTTAATTGCGGATTGATAATACTATCAACTGATTTTAATGTGTTTAATGGTAGCGTATCTTTATCAATAGTATATATTAATAATCTATCATCAGTTTCATTATAGTTAATTGTACCTACAATATCAGTATCCATATGTGGATTCTGTAACCATATCTGACTGATTCCAGGACGAACTGTTCCATATACGTTTAACACACTAGTCCAATATAATGTTGTATTAGGATTAGGTGGCATATCGATTGCGCTATTGTCTGGATAGAAAGTTTGATTTGCAGGAACAATTTGTAATGTATTACCTACTAGTAATAGTTTATAACCATAAGGTGTAATCTTTTGACGAGTACCTAATAACAAATGGTCATCTTGCATATCTGTAAGTGCATTGCCTTGGAATATACTTGCAATAATCTTATGTATAACACCCATTTTAGTAATCTTAGCACTTGTGCTTAACCATATAGGCATTGAGAATTTCCAATTCATGATATCAATGGCATTGCCTGATCCTTGTGGAACAGTCCTACTACTGAATGACAATCCTTCTTGGTAAACAACACTTAAACTTGTCCAATCAATAAAGTTATCAGTACTTTGTATTTCCATTGAAGGGTTAAACAATACCCCTATCTGTTCTACTAACTCTAATTTCTGTTGATAATTACTAGTCCAAAAGTCTACACTTATTTTAAGTGTATAAGGGACAGGCATGATACGTTCAACTGTAAATGCTTGTCCCTGTGTTTGTTCATAACTTTGTGTAGTTTGATTAAAACTACGTTGACGAACATTTACTTTGTCAATAAAATAAGGATCTTGTGTGCGCTTTTGGTCATATTCTAGACCAGTAATATAGTAAGTAATCAATGGTGCGCTTGGTAGACTACTAGGACTATTGTTTGCCTGTACAACTGCTGCTTGACGACTTGGATCACCATACTGAATTGGAACACGAACAATGATATCATTACCTGCAGGGTCTTTGCCTTTTGTTACATTCCAGTCAGAAAAAATTCTCGCAAATTGAATTAAAAATCTACGTATCTGTTGGTCATAAAAATATTGTGCCATTGTTTACCTTAGTCCGGTGTTATTTTGAATAATGATGATAGTGATTGACTTTGCGGTACTACAGTGCCATTAGTCAATGTCACAGTTGCAGTATTGTTAATGAAAGAACCCATTTGAGTTTGATTACTATTTAATCCGGCAGCCGCACGTGTATTCTTGCTTATCTGCACCCATAATGTACCATCATAACGATACATTGTTTGTGGTAAGTAGTCTGTTCTTAAAAAGTAGTCGCCTAATGCAGGATTAGTAGGGAAAACAATTCCTGATTCAAATGGTAATCCATTTGGTGCAGTACCGTCACCTGACATATAACCACTACTATATCCAAATCGTAATGGAGTGTAATTTACTACATAATTAAATCTTGGATCAGCATCAGCACGATAATCCATCTGTGGAGTTATTGTGCCTTTGAAACTTATACCTGCAATAGTAATATTTGTATTAACAGGCATTGCAAATAATGTTGCTTTACTTATAGTAAATGTTTTTGCAACTAAATCTCTACTTACAATTACAGTACCTGTATCAAATACTTCAGTAGTTTGTCCGTTTAGTGTTGTGATAGTAGCAGTTAAATCTATACCTTCATGTGCATCTTTCACAGACTCTTTTACTGATATAACTGTACTGCCGGCAGGTGTAACTTCTGATGTTACTAAACTACTAGGGTAATCACTAGTAACTGAATACGTATTGTCACTTGTGCCGTACTCAGTCGTTATAACACTACTTGCACTTGCGGCAAGAACAAAATCACCTGACACTTGACCTCCACCGGTATCTAATCTATCAGGTTCAACTTGCTCTACCTCTAATGTCATGTTCATAAAGGCTTTTAATAAATCACTACTGCCAATTGGTTTGTCTAAAAAATCTTTTAATGCACCTGCACCAATAATAATACCTGGACTAGGACTATATCCTTTTCCCTGTACCATTCTAACAGTAGCAGTTAATGGTGCACCCGTATTTATCAATACACTTTTAGGTAGTTGTGGTTGACCTGAATTAGGATCAGTTGGTACTAGGTATAACTGGCTTCTATCATATCCAGTCTTAGGTACAATCCTACTTGCCTCTGCAATCATTGCGTCATTTATTGCAATATTTTGATTATAGCGACCTAATATATCTTTTAAATTGTCAACCATATCTAGTGCCCAATAAGGACTATTAACTATATATGTACCTGTTGCTGGATCTAGTCTAGTACAAGGTGTTCCAGCTGGAACATTTTGCTGTGCTACATAATTTGTGTTACCATAACTAACTGCATAACCGGGAATATATGTCGCAGTTTTATTCCAATCACCTAAATAATTATCTGTATTGGTTGGTTGCTTAAGAATGTTACTAAACTCCTGAGTATCAACTAATGGTTCACATTTAATACGCCATAGATGTGCATACCATGTATTGCTAAATCCTTCACTTGCAAAGTTACCATCTGTAATCTGATAATATCTACGTAAACTAGTTGGTATTATTTCATTTAAAGGATGATAGTCAGTTAAATGCGGTAATTCAATCACATCACCAACCATTAATTTACGACCAACAATCTCTATCATTTTGTTATAATGAACAGTAATGAATATTACATCATTATTTAAAAACAATCCAAACTGGCTTAAGTCAAAATCTAGGTTTTGAACGTTATAGTGACCACGTAATCTATAAATGTCTTTATCGTAAACACGGTCACGATTTTCTAAGAATAACAAGTCTTGTATTTTAGTTGGATCAATACTAG